ATAAGTTTTTCGTTGCAAAGAAATCGGTATTCAACGTAGAACCGAAACTCTATAAGACAGAGGAAGAGATTGATGCTGATTTATCTGGAAATCTTAATTCTAAATTTAAGATTGCACTCAAAGAATTTTCTAAGTTGGGTATTACAGGGGTACTGCAAGGTGACCTCATGTTTACAGACGATGTTGAAAAGACAACCATTGACGGCACAAAGTATTATACTTTTCAGCCTAATACTATTGTATATGCTGTTCCGACAGATAGTGACCTTGGTAAAGTAATTAACAGTGCAAAGATTGGTGTCGTATGGCATACAACATATACTGGTTCTGCACTGCAAGATATGAAGGCATCATTCGGTGCAAACATTAGTAAACTAACAAAGACTTCATCTGTATGGATGGATGATGCAACATATAAGGATGCATCTGGTACTGCAACATTTACATCTGCTGAAAACGCAACTGTAACTGGTCACTTATCAAACGCTGGTAAGTCCTTCCACCAAATTAACTCTGCAAAATTATCTAAGTTCCTTAGATTGCAAAACTCGCTGACAGGTAAACTTGTTGGTGCATCACTCAAGACATACAACAACTCAAAGGTTCGTAAGGGTGAAGCAATCAAGAACCCAAAACAACACGCAGCCGGATATATCACTTGGGTGGAAAATCACTTTGCAAAAGAGGTTGACAAAGTAAAAACCGAAAAGAGTAAAGATGTTCTGAGAACAAAAGGTAAAGAATACGCAAGAGAATTTAAGAAAGATTTAACAAATTTAGAGGCGGTTATTGCGTTCCAATCACATCTAGTAAATGCCAAGATGGGGATTGTGAAAAAACTAAATAGTGTAAAGGGTTTAACTGATACCTTTATCAAGACTAGTAATGGATTTAAAGTGACTAACCCAGAGGGCTATGTTGCAATTGATAGGGTATCTGGTGACGCTGTGAAGTTAGTCGATAGAATGGAATTTAGTTTCAATAACTTTACTGCAATAAAGGCATGGGATAAATGATAACTTTTAAAGAATTATTTGAAGACGAAATCGAAGAGAAAGCAACGCCTGCTCAAATTATGCAGAATCGCAGAAAGATGAGTAGACGTATGAAAATTCTTGCAAGGAAATCTTCTGTGAAGATGAAGAAGAAGAGAGCAAGAGTAAGACGCCGTGACCCAGAAGCGTTACAGGCGATTGCAAAACGTCAAGCAAAACAGATGGTAATCAAACGTAGTTTAGGCCCAGATGTAAACTACAAAGAACTCCCTATGCAAAAACGAATTCAAATTGACCAGAAGATTGTGGCCAAGAAACGTAAAGTGATTGATAAGATTTCACAGAAGATTCTTAGGAAACTGAAGGCTGGTGAAGGCGAGAGAGTTAAACAGAACAAGGCCGCAATGGCAGGCCAAGATGCTGTGGGAGATTAGAATGAAAACTTTTAAAGAAGCAAGAGGTGACACCGCAGTATTTACGTTTGGTAGATTTAATCCACCAACAACTGGTCACGAAAAACTTATAGATGCACTGGCAAGAGAGCAGGGTAAGAACCCTGGCGCTCCTATGTATGTGTATCCATCACATTCACAGAACCCAAAGAAAGACCCCCTTCCACATAATAAGAAGGTTGCATACATGAAGAAGATGTTCTCAAAGTATAAGAAGAACATCAAAGTAAGTCGTGCAAGAAACGTATTCGATATCGCAGTTGAACTTCATAACAAAGGTCACAAGGCGATTGTAATGGTTGTTGGTTCTGACAGAGTGGACGAATTTGACAACCTACTTAACAAATATAATGGTGAAGAAGGTAGACACGGTTTCTACGGATTCGATGATATTAAGGTAGTATCTGCTGGAGAACGTGACCCAGACGCAGACGGTGTAGAGGGAATGTCTGCATCAAAGATGCGAGCTGCTGCTGTTAAAAATCAGTATAAAAATGTTGTTGATGCAAGAGGTAAAGTAACAGAATATGGTTTTGAATCTGGTCTTCCAAAAGGATTTACAGATGGTGAAAAACTTTTTGCTGATGTTCGTAAGTTCATGAACCTTAAAGAAGAGTTTAATCTTACGATGGAAGAACTGAATCGTGACCTTTACATTCGTGGAGAGATTTGGAATGTCGGTGATGTTGTGAAAACAACTGATGGTGATGAAGGTACAATTATTCGCAAGGGTACAAACTATGTTGTGTTTGAGGACTTGAGAAAAGTGTGGTTACACAACCTTGAAGAGATTTCTGAAAAGTTTAAAGTTGGTGACAAGGTAAAGGCAAAAAAGGGTTCTATGTCAAGTGGGCAACGTCATTATGAACGTACCGTTGGAACTATTGTAAAAGACTACAAAGATGGTGATTTTAAAGTCAACTTTGGTGGTAATGACGATTTCTCTGTGCCCGGCAAACTATTAGTTAAAGAAGTCAAACAGGATAAAGATATCAAAGACAGAGAAGGTACACAACCAGCAAAGTATTATGCGAAGGATGCCGATGGTGATGAGATGTCAGTATCAACTAAGAAGGCAAGAGCAAGACACTTTGCAAAAGGTAAGTCTGGGCCCGCTCCAGGCGATACAGATGCAGATACCAAACCATCGAAACATACCAAGAAGTTCAAACAGATGTATGGTGAGACTGAAAACCCATGTTGGGATACTCACAAACAAGTTGGTATGAAAAAGAAGAATGGTAAGATGGTGCCGAACTGTGTACCAAAAGAAGAAGTAATTATTGAGGCAGAGATGAAATGTCCGCCTGCAACTCAAGACCTCAAGATTAATACAAAGAACAGAGATGCAACAATCAAGAACTTTAACTATGGCCCACTGAATGTTGATGAGCCAGGCGATTACTGGAAAGATATCGCAAAGTACTGGAAGACAACTGAGGAGGCCGCAAAGAAGTCACTCTGTGGAAACTGTGTTGCATTTGATATTTCACCACGCATGGATGAATGTATGCCAGGCGAAACATCTGATGATGATGGTCGTTTGGGTTATTGTTGGATGCACCATTTCAAGTGTCATTCTGCAAGGTCATGTCATACTTGGGCAAAAGGTGGCCCAATCAAAACTGACGAGAAATCATACGATTGGCAAGAACGTGCGAATATGAATGAAAGAAAACTCACTGATGGTGAGAAAGACAAACTCAAAGATTACGAAAAAGACATTTCTAAGAAAGACTTTATTGACAGGTATGGTAAAGAAGAAGGTGAATCCATCTACTATGCAACTCTGACTAAGATGGCAAAACAACACGCTGAAGAGATGCACGAAATGTCGATAGGTAAGATTGTCCGTGATAAGATTTACAATATGACACATCCGAAAAAGATGGATAGTCTTGTGAAAGCATATGCAGACGCAGTTGCAGCAGACACCAAGAAAAGACACGGAAACAGTTTTCATGCTGGTGAAGTAATCAGAAGAAGTAATGCTGAAAGACAAGGTGTTGACGTAAGACAACTTATGAGTTATATAAACTCACTTGTTAAAAAAGGTACTATTCCAGCAACACTGAAAGCACAGGATGAGATTGATGAAGAAATCTTAGATGAAAAGATTGCTGCACTTGTAAAGAAAGCAGAGAAGTCTGGTATGCCTTATGGTATTTTGAAGAAAGTATACGATAGAGGTATGGCCGCATACAAGACTGGACATAGACCAGGCGCCACTCCACAACAATGGGCACTTGCAAGAGTGAACTCATTTACTACAAAGAGTAAAGGTACTTGGGGTAAAGCAGACGCAGACCTCGCTGCAAAGGTTAGAGGTGAAACATACGAGATTGGTAAAGATTATGCAGACCATACTCGTAAGGTAACGCCTGGCCAGTCTGTAACTAAAGAATCAATTGACGAATGGTTTCTTGACGAATCTGTAAGAGATAAATATGTAGTAAGATACGGTGATGAGTGGTTGTCTAAATTGACAAAGACTTATCATGCAATGTTAGAAAAGGTTGAACCATGTTGTGATGATTGTGCAGACCATTTTGACCACATTGTAGAACAAGCAGAGTATCAAGGTAAAAAAGTAAAACTGAATGACCCAATTCGCACAAGTGAAAATCCTAACAAGAAGTTTAAGGTTTATGTGAAGAATGAAAAAGGAAAGGTCGTAGTGGTTCGTTTTGGTGACCCAAATATGGCCATCAATCGTGATGACCCAAAAAGAAGAAAGTCATTTCGTGCGAGACACAACTGCGATGACCCAGGCCCGAAAACGAAAGCAAGATATTGGAGTTGTTTCCAATGGCGTGCTGGTGCAAAAGTCGATAACTAAAGGAAAACAAAATGAGATATGGAAAAAGCATGAGTGAAGCCCTTGCCGAGATATCAGAGGGGTTCTCAAAAAAAGAAATTAAAATGGCAATTGGTGTTGCATCTGACCCACGTTACAAACAGGGTAATTATACTGGTGCAGTAAACGCCATTGAGAAAATCAAAAAAGGATTATCAAAACACAAACAGGTTGCTGCCGTTTTGAAAAGACAGAATGAGGATGTCCAAGAGAGTGGTCATACTGATGTTGCGTCTGCAAAAAACCAAGTAAAGGTAGCCATGTCTGCATTGCAGAAGATGGAAACAGAACTTGGTAAATTGAGTGACGAAGATTCACTTCCTACATGGTGGACAAACAAGGTTGCAATCGCAGTTGATAAACTGGACGGAATGGCAGATTACCTTGACACACAAGTAGAGGAAGTCGAACTTGATGAAATGAAAGAACCATTCGTAGTTGTTGATACTGCTGATGGTAACAAGGTTGTCGGTACTGCATCTTCTGAGAAGGGTGCAAAAGAGATTATCACAACTGCACAATTACCACCTATGAAAATCAAAGACAAGAAGACTTTGAAGATTGTTAAGGTGAAGAAGAAACAAGATATTGGTTATCCCTTGAAAGAAGAAACTGAACTTGATGAAGGTAAGATGAAAGACCGTCTAATGAAGGCACAAGACCTCATGGGCCCATCTAAAAATAGAGAACAGGGTATCGAATTTGTGATGAAGGGTTTAAAGGTTTCAAAGAAAGAAGCAACTAAACTTGTTGATGCAGTTCTAGATATGATGATGAATAATGAAGTTGAAATTGATGAGATGAAAATGGATGACCCTAAGTTGAATAAAATATTCGACAAACTCAAAAAAGGTGATACTGTAAAACTCAAAACTAGTTCTACAATCAGTAAAGGTAAAGACTTTGTTGATTATGTTGTGAAAGCAAAGAACACAGTAAACAAAGGAAGAGTTGAAAAGATTACTCTTGTAACTAAGGGTAACGAGAATGCTGTCAAGAAGTTCCTATACAAAAGAGATGGTAAGGTAACATTTGCCATTGGTGATATGGGTGCATCTATTGATGATATCAAAGAAAATAAAATGTCAGCGTATACTGCTGCTATAACTAAAGGAGTCAAATGATGTCAAAATATTTTGATACAAAACCTGGCAGTCTAGAAGAAGCCGTATCCGCTGCTCAACAGGCTGCAATCGCCATTTCCAAAAAGGAAAAGGGTGAGAAACCAAAGAACGAAGACCAAGGACAGTTTTCTTTCGTTGCCTCACAAGCAAAGAAAAATGGTGAAAAGAAATTCAATTTTGCCGGTAAAGAATTTGAAGTAGAAAAAGTAGAATGTCCTAAGTGTGAAGGTAAAGGATGTGACCATTGCGAAGGTAAAGGTTACCACGAAGAAGGATTTTCTCTTGATGAACAGATGAGAGTATTCAGAGTTTCTTCAAACAAACTGCAAGGTAATGTCCACGCAAAGGATGAAAAAGAAGCAGAAAAAATCTTTAGAAAAAAAGGTGCAAAAGGAAAGATTACTATCACTGACAGAGGCCCAGCCAAAGGTCAACCTAGATTGGTAAATGACTTTGAACCTGTAGGAGAAACCAACAAGAACGACAAGTCTGATGACGGTGACGGTCTTGATGCAGTTCAACCAGACGCTGTTAAGAAGAAGTTCAAAGACCGTAAGGACAAGGACATTGACAACGATGGTGATGTAGATTCTTCAGACAAGTTTTTACATAAAAGACGTAAGGCAGTTTCAAAGGCCATGAAGGGTGAATCTGTAATCAGAAATGTTGCAGAGACAATCATGCAAATGTGGGTTGATGAAGCAAAGAAGAATGAATCACAAGACATGGAACAAGACAAAGATGGTGATGGCATGGATGATGATGGTAAAGCGAAGAAGACAAAAGAGAAGACTGACTCTGGTAAAGAAATGACACCAGTAGAAACTTCTGTCAAAATGCCTAAAGTAAAGAATGAGAAGAACAAAGTCTAGTGAAACGGTTTGATGAAGTATATAATTTGGTGGCGGAAGAAAACGAAGAACTTCCAACCATCTATTGCGACATGGATATGGTTCTCTGTGATTTCCTCAAAGGTGCTGAGAAAGTTTTAGGAGTACCATTTCCAAAAGCAGATAAAAGGGAGAAATGGATTAAGATTTCTTCCACCAAAGACTTTTGGGCCAATCTTGAATGGATGATGGGTGCCCAAAGAATGTGGTCGTTCATAAACAAATATGACGCACATATTCTGTCTGCATATTCTAATAATGACCCAAACAGTCGTAAGGGTAAACTTGCATGGTTAAAAAAGAATGCGAAACTTTCAAAGAAATCTCGTATTCATTTGGTTATGAGGGCAGACAAACAAAAGTATGCTATGATTAATGGTAAGGCGAACTTACTAATTGATGATTATATTAAAAATATTCACGAATGGGAAGCAAAGGGTGGAATTGGGGTACATCATACGTCACCTTCTGAAACACTTGCAGAACTGAAGAGATTAGGTTTCAAATAACATAAATAGAAGAGTAAATAACTCAATAGGAGAAAACAAATGGCTTTATGGGGAAAAGCTCATGCAAGTGCAGATAACAAACCAAAGTACTTGCCTGAGGACGAAAACTCAAATTATACCAAAGGTAATGTATTCGCCAATCAATCTGGTTGGGTAGTACAGGCGGGAACTGCTGCCTCTGGTAACGACAACGCTAGTGCAACACCAGAAGTTCTGGTTGCAATTGGTGGTCTTGCTGGTGCAACTGACACTACTGGTCTGAGGGCACCTACAATCACTGACATGAGATTTGTTATTGGTTCAACTGCTACAACCGACTTGACTGCTGGTTCATCTGCACAAACTATTACTGTAGAAATCACTTATGACGAACAAGTAACAGTTGCAGGCAACCCAACAGTTGCAGTTGCTAACGGTAACGAAGGAACAGGTTCAGGCAGAGGCCCATACACATTGGTCTACACTGGAACAGGTTCTACTGCAAACAGACTTAGATTCACTCTTGCGTCACAGACAATCGCTGCAGATGACGTATTGACACTTGGTGGTTCTAACATTGCACTTGCTGGTGGTACAATTTCAGATACAGTACGAGGCGGTACTAACCAAGCTGCTTCATTAGTACTTTCTGGTCTGACTGCCGTAACGCATACAGTACTTGCATAAGTAATTATATAATTTTAAATCATGGAGATATAATATGTCAGCATTGACTGAAACTGAAATTAATATTAGAAAACAGACGTTGGATGCAGAACTTGCTCAACACAAGTCTGCACTCAACAAACTGGAACAGGACAAACAGAATATCACTGCACAGATTTATGCTGTCAGTGGTGCAATTCAACAGTGTGACTTGTTCCTACAACAACTTAATGGTGGTAACGACAAAGATGTTACCAGTAGCATTCCATCTGAACCCAAGAAGAAAAAGGGTTCAAACGATGTCGCCGCAGCGGTGATGAGTTGATGGTTTATAGGAGAAAATAAATGGCCGATAAGAAAATTACAGCGTTATCAGATTTAGGTAATGGAATTGCATCTGAGGATTTACTTCATGTAATTGATGACCCATCTGGTACGCCAGTTAACAAAAAGATTAGTGTTGCGAATCTGTTCAATAACATTCCAACCTACATTGCGTTGGATGGTACTGCACAGTCTATTACAGGCAGTACAGCGCCAAATACAACCACTTCAATTTCACTCGTAGACTTGAGTGGAGTTTCTTCAAGTACAACTGCAACTGGAACTTTAGGTGACGGTACAAATGGTCAAGTCAAGATTATTGTCATGACTACAGCACCATCAACAAGTTCCACATATAACTTGACAGTAACAAATTGGGGTAGTACTGGAACTGGTACTAATCAAGTGCGATTAAATGCAATTGGTGAATCTGCAACTCTGTTATTTACTAACAGTAAGTGGTATGCAATTGCAAGTAATGGTGCTGGTGTAATTAACTAAGGAGTAAATTATGGAAGCAGTAAGATATGGAGCCGGTGGCGTACCTATGGTTAACCAAGAAAAAAGAGTTGAACCTGTTGCAAAACCAGCAAAAACTAAAAAGAAACAAGAGACTCTTCAAGAGATTCTTGAAGTTAATCCAAACGAAGATGATGGATTTGACGAAGAAGTAACAGGGGAAAAAGAATGAAAACCTTTAAACAATATATGAAAGAAGCCCCCCATCCAGCAGACGGTGATAACCCTGTTGATGGTGACATGATGTTGGGTGACTTGTCCAGCGATGCAGTAGTCGAAAGATTGAATGCATTTGTTGGTGCGATTGCAGATAGAGAATATCTCAATCCAGAAAAAGCAGTCGCAGAGATGAGACAAAAACTCATGAGAGTGGGCATTCATTTTGGTGACGTTCAGTTTACTGAAGGGAGTGGAGAGATTTCTGTTCCTCTTATTCAGTATGGTGGTGCATTTGGTAAAAGTGCAGAGACACCAATTGATGAGTTTGATGACCAACAAGAGAGTGGAAGGTCATTGAATTTTGTGTACGAAAGAACAGGTGGGGGAACGCATAGAATTTTAGCAAAGATTATGTAATATGTTTGAGAAAATAACCAATGAGAATGTGATGTTGTTTGCACTGAAACATTACGACAATCCACAGTGCGAAGGCGAGAAAGAATTTCATGATGATATGAAGAGGTTCAAGTATATAAAGAGATTACTCAAAAAATATACAGACCACGGAGTATTAAAAGAACGGTTATTACTTAATCACATAATTGTGTTAAATAATGTGTTCGGGCCAGATGCTACATCGACACTCTTGTTATTCAAGATTGAACCGAAGTACTGGTCACAGTTAAAGTCTTTCATGAGTTTTTTGGGTATACTCCCAGAACAAGAACTTTTAGATGTACACGAAGATTTATATGTGTCAGGCGTTTTAAGGAAACTATAATGGGTAGAGCGATAGATTTATTTGTAACGTATAGGTTTATTAAGTTACTTGTGACTCCGTTTGAAAAGACGGAGGCGTATAAACTTGGTGTTATTGATGAAAAAGGTAATCGTATTCTGGAGCCAGGTACGAACAAACCCACAATACTAAGAACAATTGATGAGAAGAATTCATATACTGTTCTACACAAATTAGTTTTCAACATTAAAAAGTTGTTTGCAAAGGTGCCCGGCCTGCGTACTAAGGTTGGTACATATGCATCTGCATTGTTTTTATTGAAAGATACTTTCAAAGAAGAAGTTGATGACCCCCAGATGTTTGAAAAAGAATTCCTCAAGTATCTAAAAGAAAATGGATATGAACTTGACGATACTATTGTAGAAGAGGTAACACTAGAGGATGGTAAGTTACCAAAAGGTATATATAAATTAACACAGGATATTGCATTTGATGAGGAAGATGCAGATACGCCAGACGCATTAGAAGGTGATGAGGTACAAGCATTTGAAGCAATCGCACCAACTGATACTATCTTAGGAGTAGATGTATTCCCTGTAATTCATATGCCAACACAGAGTAAAATCTTTGTCAGTGCAGAGGATATCAAAGAAGTAGGAATCGAGGATTTAGAACTATGAGTTTAAAATTTCAAGACATCATGAAAAATTTCTACAATGATGAGACATTGGGCATTAAGACAGAAGATGCCCCGGCCATGAACACTGGTGCAGTCGCTGGTGCTGGTGATGATGCCTCAACGGTTGTAGTCAAAAAGAAAAAGAAAAATATGTACGATGGTCGTACTAAAGAAGCAAGGTCGTTCTTAAAACGAATGGAAACGCTTCGTGCAAAGAGAGAATCTAAAATTGCAAAGACAGTAAAAGAGAATACTGAGAACTTTGGAGTTGAGTATCTTCTTGCAGAGGATAATGTTGCAATCTTACAGAACATCGTCAAAAGAAAACAGAACAACAAAATCAAGATGAAGGATGGTACAATGCGTATTGACCTTTTCACTGCATCTGCATTGACGCAGGCTCTTGACCAAGTTAAACCAGACACCAAAAAGAAAATGATGGATATCATTAACAAAGGTGGTAAATCACAATTGATGAAACTGGTATCTGTAGTTATGAAGTAATGTCATGCGCTCGTTTAGAGAAGTTGCATACAATTTTCAGAAACCAATTGCAGACCTAAATGCGAATGCAGTAACGGCTGGTCTTGGCACTATGAATCCAATCGTTGACCTTCAGGCTCAGAAGGAAATCACTAAATCCGATTTAGACCAACTAGAGAAGTACGCAGACAGATTGTTTGGTGCCGTTGGTATTGATGTCGAATTCACCAAACATTTCCTCGACAGGGTGAATGACGAAAGAAATAGAAAACAAATTACTACTGCCGAACTTACTAGATTATTCAAACAATCTTTCAAGAAGTACGGTAAAAAAATAGCACAACTTGGGCCTGATGCCGAAGCGGTGTTAAACGATATGCGAACAGATGTTAATATGCCGTTTGCATTAAACCTCAAGGGTGGTGAGTTAGAACTTGTTGCGAAAACAATTATGCGTAAGAAGGACTTTAAAACTCGTAATACAAAACTTGCCTTTGAGCAATATAGGAGACTAACATGATTAATTGGATTAAAAACAGAGTAGGTGAAAGAACATCTTGGGATGGTGCGGTATGCATTGGACTAGGACTTATGATTCTTTTTATGGCTCCACTCGCAAAGATTGCTGCTGGTATTGCAATCGCATGGGGTGTGTGGACAATTTGGAAATCTGAGTAGGAGAATATAAAATGAATATGAAGTTTGGTATTGGCGTGGTTATTGCAATTGTATTGCAAGTATCTGCTTTTGTTTGGTGGACTGCACAACAGGCACAAACAATCGAAACATTAAAAGGTGAAGTGAATGAACTGACAGCAAAATCAGCAGTTGCAAACGAAATCAATATTCAACGTGATATTGAAGACTTAAAAGAAATCATTGCAAAACACGAACAATGGATTGAAGAGAACCATTGGGATATTGCAGATTTAATTTACTTTGCAACATTTACTGAAAATAGATGGTCAGATACATATGCAACTGACCCATCATATGAGAGGAAATTTGGAACTAAAAATCCAATGTTACAAACAAAATGATTAGACTATATGCAATCATATTCATAGTCGCATTACTTGGCGGTGCAGCTTACGCCGCCAAGTATTATTACGACACAACACAGGCAACCATTGCACAGTTGCGTGAGAACAACGCAAAGTTAGAGGTTGCAAACGAAGAAAACCAAGCAACAATTAAACAGTTGGGTGAAGATGCGAAAAGATTAAACGCACTCACTGACCAACTTAATACTGACTTGCGAAAGGCGGAGGCCTACGGAGATGAACTCCGAAATACTCTAAATAAACATAATTTAACCCATCTCGCAAATAAGAAGCCTGGGTTGATTGAGAAGAGGATGCAGAATGCGACAGATAAACTATGGGGTGACCTTGAGTCTGTTACTGGCGACAACACTACTGATTAGTGGTTGTTCTAGTTTCTATAAACCAGAAAAAGAAGTTGTTACTATAACAAAGTTAATTGAGAGACAGATACCAACTGTTCCTCATCCTAAACAGGTACAGATGAATGATATTCGTATTTACGTTGTATCACCAACTGAGAACTTTGAAGAATTTAAAAAAGAATTTGAGGCCAAGAATGGTGCAGATTCATACATTGCAATTTCTATAAAAGATTATGAAAATCTGTCTAAGAATTTTGCAGAACTGAGAAGGTATATTGAACAACAAAAACAAATTATCCTCTACTACGAGGAAGCGGTCAAACCGCAACAAAAGGAAGAAGATGACGGAGACATTTCCAAGTAAACCATATTTGATGGCGACACTATCTGGCGCCGCATATAAAACACCCAAACAGGCAGAAAAGACTTTCAAGAAGTATGGGTATGGTAACTATCGTTTTATTGATAACGATGGTGCTCAATGTTATGTGATATGGAATAAAAAATACGCAATCGTAATTTTTAGGGGTACTGAACCTAAAGAGTTTTCTGATATTAAAGCAGACTTGAACGCACTACAGTCAAAGAGTAGGACTCGTGGAGATGTTCATGCTGGGTTTAAGAATGAGATAAACAAGATATGGGATGATTTATCATTCACACTTGCAGACTTATCTGGACATGAGATTTTTATTACAGGACATTCACTTGGTGCCGCCATGGCAACTATCTGTGCGTCTAGGTTGAACAGAGATTTCAATATCAGTTGTCTATATACATTTGGTTCACCTAGAGTTGGTGATAAAAGATGGGTGAGAAACCTAAACATTTCACACTATCGTGTCGTTAATAATAATGACATTGTTTGTAAAGTGCCATTCTGGTTAATGGGTTACAGACATCACGGCGTTGAATGTTATATTAACCACTATGGTAATGTTCGTAGAATGACATGGTGGCAAAGATTTAAAGACCAATGGAGAGGTCGTAAGGCCGCATGGAAAAACAAACAACCATTTGATGGTGTTCGTGACCATGACATTGTTGCATATGCAAAGAAGATGAAAAATGTGGTTCTGGGCAATTAGTGCAATAGCAGGGTCTATCCTTGGGTCGGCCTCCTCGGCGTGGTTTGAAAAAACTGCAATGGGTAGATGGTTTTATAAAAAGATAGACGGTTTGTACAACTGGGCTGCAAAGCGTTATGGACTAGAGATATTAAAGTCTGAAGACAAATGGAGAAAGAAGTATCCAAATGTCTCAAAGAAAATGGATGACCTTGAGAGTAGAATCCAAGAATTAGAGAAATGGTTTGTTGACAAATAGCACAGTCAAATTAATTTGTTTGTCAAAAGATTGACACTGCATAAATAGTAGTGTCGCAAATCGACAACGAGAGAGATATATGACTAGATACATTTTTATTTTATTTGGTGTGTTGTTTTTCGCAACGAATTCATATGCACAAACCACAAGTGTGGAAACAACTACTAATAGTAAATCTGATGTTACTACATCAGGCAAGACAATTGTTATATCCCCACCACCATCTGCGATTTCGCCAAGTATTGGTTCTTCATCTTCAGACCTTTGTACTACAGGGGTTTCTGGTGCAGTCCAAACACAAATTCTTGGTGTCTCTACAGGTGAAATGGTAAGGGATGAAAATTGTGAACGTCTAAAGATTTCAAAGACACTCTATGATATGGGCATGAAAGTGGCCGCAGTATCAGTCCTATGTCAAGACCGTAGAGTTTATGACGCAATGGAAATGGCAGGCACACCTTGCCCGTTCTTGGGTAAAATCGGTGAGCAGGCAACCGATGAGTGGAAAAGTAATCCAGACAGAATTCCACCTGTCGAAATAATAGAGAAAAAATCAGATGTTCAAAAAAGAAACGCTACTATCGGCGCTACTGTTGGTAGTCTTGCTTTGCTTCTCCTCTTACTCTAACGCACAAGTAACTTGTTCAACAGACGGTACTACTAATCCATTAGCAGGCAATGGCACCTGTCTAGACCCCAACGATAATACTGTTCAACAAATTATAGACCAAGGTGATTTTGGCACAGGTAGTCATAACACTGGAAGTTCTCATAATCAGATGTATCAGATGACGGACAGAAGAACTGGTGCAGTTTTGTCTACTGATTACATTATGCACTTCTCGTATACTGACGATACATGGATAACCAATCTGGCTATCAATCAAGCGTTAGTTGGTGCTGGGTTTGATATTGCTGGTTACATAACAGAATGGGAATGGAAAAATGAAACCACGAATACAATAAATGGTGCTTGTACAGCAACAAAAGTAAACGGTGATTGTTTAGATGATTTAGTAATCACTGTCGATGCATTTGCTTCTGGTACTAACATTTATTCTGAAGAGTGGGATTACAGTCAAACAAAATCAAATGGATATACGGTTGAGGAAGTATTAAGTTTTGCTCCATTAGCATTAGTGCCAGGCGTAACTATTGACCAAATTGAAGTAACTATCCGAGGCAAAGACAATGGTTATTGGCAAGGTATGCACGGCCCAAAGGTGAAGAACTTTACTGGTAGTGTAGTTCTTATGCCAGATACCTGTACACTCAATGGAGCGCTATCTGATGCCTCCTGTCCTGGCTATGCAAATGCGTTGTTTCAACAACAATGCACTTCCAATCCATTATTTGACCCATCTTGTTCAGGCTATGCGGCCGCATACTTGACACAACAGTGTTCTGCAAATCCTTTGTATGACCCTGCCTGTCCTGGCTATGCAAACGCATATTACAATCAACAATGTCAACTTGACCCACTATATGATAGTGGATGTCCTGGCTATGCAAATGCATATTACAATCAACAATGTCAACTTGACCCACTATATGATAGTGGGTGTACAGGGTATAAGACTGCATACTTCAATCAACAATGTTCGCTAGACCCC